CACTAGATGACCTAGTGGATGATATACGTCTCAGCAGAGTTGAGACTGTGACAACTGGTGAAAGCGCACCTTTTGCAAGTTGTAGAATGGTATTCACAATTGAATACTGTTATAATATAAACCAAACATAAGGAAACATAATTATGTCAGATTGTTATTCAGGTAAAGATGGTGCACTTTCAATTGGTGGCACCAATGTTGCTATGCTAACTTCATGGAATCTAACTCAAAACGCTGAAGTTCTAGAGTGTGCATACATGGGATCAACATGGAAAGAACACAAAACAGGACTATTGTCTTGGGAAGGTTCATGTGAAGCAAACTTCACAGACCATACAAGTGATGCAAACAACGCCAATTCACGTGCAGGTTTAGTAGGTAGTGAAGTTGCACTTATCTTCTATCCAGATGCCGCAGATACAGACGTATCATTTGAAGGCAATGCTGTAGTAACCAGCATTGAGAATGGTGCTGCAATTGGTGATGTGCAAACTGTAAGTTTAAGCTTCACAGGCACAGGCCCACTTGCAACAGATCTAACCTCATAAGGGAGATTTATCATGGCCAGTTTTACAAACAAGGCAATGCGCCAATTAGCACGTGAGATTGGCCATGATGCAGATCAATACCAACAGAAATTATTCAGAAACTTGGTGCGTGAGACCCCCATTGATACAGGCAACGCACAAAAGGGCTGGAGAAATGTAAAGGATATGAGCAGTTTAGTTGATACAAACAGAACTGCAATTGTTATTAGAAATGATGTTCCTTACATACAAAGACTTGATGAAGGGCATAGTAGTCAACAACCTATGCCATTTGTTAAGAAAACCATTGACAACACAAGGAGATAAAAGATGTCAGTATTAAATAACGCAAAATCACACATGCAAACAATCCTAGCACAAGGACTGCAGAGTATTGAAGTTCCAGAATGGGAAACCACCATTTATTTCAAACCAGCAAGCACGTTTGCACAAGAACAAAAAGTAATTGAGCTACACAGCAAAAACAAACTGGTGGAAGCTCTTGTAGAAACACTTATCCAGAAAAGTCTGGATCAAGAAGGAAAAAAACTATTCACACAAGCAGATAGAATTGTGCTTATGCGTGAAGTAGATCCAGAAGTTATTATTAAAGTTGTGGGTCTAATGAATGAAGCCAAAGAGGCAGCAAAAGACGCATTGGGAAACTAACCCAGGACCTGGAAACACTGTTCATTTACAAAATGGCAGAGCAACTGGGTCAAACAGTAGAGTGGGTGTTGCACAACGTCAGCATGGTAGAGCTCCAGGGATGGGCTAAATACCATGAGTATCAAGCAAAGGCTGCAAAGGCCCAAGGGAAAAGATAAACATGGCTAACCATAATATTACACTTACAGCAACAGACAAAACAAGGGGCACCTTACAAAACATTGACAACAATCTGGACAGAGTAACCAGACGCAGTTTAATGTTCAAAGGTGCCTTGGGTTTGGCTGGTGCAGCCATTGCAGCATTTGGCGCAGTTACAGTATTCAAGAAAGTTATTGATGACATGGACAATCTTGCTAAAGCAGCAAGAAATGTAGGCATCACAAGTGAAGAAGGCTTTGCAAAGTTTCAGGTTATAAACAAACTATTAGAAGAAGGTGGTATCAGTGCTGGTGAAGCAGATAGAGCCTTTAGAAACTTGCAAGGTAGAATGAACGCAGGCCTAAATGGCAACAAAGAATACGCTAAAATCATGGGAAAACTGGGAGACAGTATTTTTGACTCCAATGGTAACTTAAAAGAGACACCAGACTTATTTACAGCAGTAGCACAAGCCATGCAGGATGGCACATTAGATATGACAGATGCTCAAAAGCTTCTGGGTGAAGTGGTAGGTCCCAAAATCCTGGGTATGTTCCAACAGTTGGAACAAGATGGTAAAGGTGTGGGGGCAGCTCTGGCTGATGTGGCTGAAAACATCAACATTGTCAGTCTGGAAGATGCTAGGAAAGCAGAAGAATTTAATGATGCTATAGGTAGATTACAAACTGCATTCACAGGACTACTACAAGAAGCAATCACACCATTATTACCAGCAATGACTGATTTTGTCCAAAACTTGGTTGCAAAAGCACCAGGCTTTTTGGAAACATTCAAAGCAGCAATGGATAAACTACAGCCAGTGTTTGATTTGATAGGCACAGTGTTGAATGAATTACTAATACCAGCATTTAATTTGTTTATTGACGCACTTGTAAGTCTATCAACGTTTTTACAGCCAATAGCAGAAACATTACTACCATTGATGAGAACAGGTTTTGAGAAACTTGTGGAAATACAAGCTGCAGTTATAGAAGCACTAACACCACTTGTAGAGAAATGGTTACCAGTATTGGCAGAAAAATTAGAAATAGTTAAAACGTTTGTAACTGATCTTATAGACAAGGCACTTGCACTATTACCCACAGCATTTAAAAAAGTTGAAGATGGTGTGCAATTTGTTATTGATAAATTTAATGAATTTATAGAAGGTATTCAGCCAGTTATTGACAAAGCCAAAGCAATGGGTGAGGCAATAAGTGGTGTATTTGGTGATATGAAAACCAAAGTTAGCACTATAACAGAGGACACTGTTAGCACTGTTCAAGGTTGGTGGGCTTGGCTTAAAAATGACTTGGTTGATAACTCAGTTGTTCCTGAAATGAAAGACGCAATTATTGCAGAGTTCAGAGCAATGGACACAGAAGTTGTAAAAACTACTGCCCACACTGTAGCAGAAGTTCAGAGTGACTATGAAAGACTTGCAGCAGTTATGGAAGGCTCTACTAAGAAAATGAAGAAGAGCAATACTGATCTGTCAAAGAGTATCAGCAAAACAATGAAAAGTTCTAAAGAACAAACTGAAGATTTTATCAAGAGCTTTAATGAAGGCTTTAATGAAAGATTAGCAGATGGACTTGTAAATGGTAACTTAAACTTTGATAGTTTTGCAGGCTTGTTCAAGAACACAATGAAATCACTTATTGTTGATGCACTTAATGGTGGTAATCAACTACAAAGTATCTTTAGCCAACTATTTGGTGGTGGAGGTGGCACTGGTGGTGGACTATTCAGTGGCCTTGGCAACCTATTTGGTGGTGGTGGAGGAGGTGGAGGCCTCTTCAGTGGACTATCAGGACTATTTGGTGGTGGAGGAGGTGGAGGCCTCTTCAGTGGTATTGGTAGTTTATTTTCTGGTGGTGGAATATTCAGTGGCATTGGTAGCTTCTTTGGAGGCTTGTTTGCAGATGGTGGTTATCTACCCAGTGGTAAATTTGGTATTGCAGGTGAAGCAGGACCAGAAATAATCACAGGCCCAGCAAGGATAATGAGCAATGAAGACAGTTTTGGTGGTGGCGCTGCTAATGTAAATATAACTATACAAGCAATAGACACACAAACAGGCACAGAGTTCCTGCTAAAGAATAAAAAGCAAATTGAGGGCATTATTCAAAATGCTTACAACAGACGTGGTAAACAAGGAATCTACTAAACATGAAACTAATTTTTACATATCCAAATAATGAAAGTAGTCATTATATTGACCCAAACTATGTGGGAGATGACACAGTAGGTTTTCAGAAACGTGTTAAAGAATTAAAAGATGGCAATTACTTGGCCTGGGAAGGAAACATACCTACTGCCAGTGTAGACCAACTTATGGAAGACTACAGTAAGTTTAACAACGCAAGTTGGTTGGAAAATGAAGGTGGCAACAATACTTTAAAGGGTTTTTGGCAGAATCCTATGCCTAAAGCAACTGTTGAATTGATTGAAAGTGATATTACAAGTGCAAACGCATCTGATGAAGCAGATAGTGTATTTGAATTTGGAACTACACATGGTTTTTATGCTAACCAATTAGTAACACTCAGCAACTTTGATGGTAGTTTAGGGACGCTAAATGGCAACACATATTATGTGAATAAAATTGATAGTGATACTATTAAATTACAAGAGCAAAGCAACAATCTTAATATTCAATTTTATGACATTGAAAACCATGACATACAATCAGCAAGTTGTCAGCATCAAATAACTAGCCAAGTCCAATTTGCTCATCAAGAATTTCAGACTGGTTGGAAGGTAGAACTAACTGGCTTTAATAATGACTGGGCACAGTTTAATGATCAAGAACTATATGTAAACAGATTGAGCTTTGGAACAATTGAACTAGCATTGGATAGTGACTTAACACAAAAGATTGAATGGTATAAAAAGCTAAAGCCTACAATGGCATTGGGCACAGCAAGACATTTAGAAAATGCAACACTGACATTTTCAAATCCACATGAATTTAGTGATGGAGATGACATCTTTTTGAATGATGATTACAACTACAATGGCAGTTATGAAACAATGCTGCCAGGTTATGGTGAAGATTTCACATATTACACAAAAGTATTAAACAGCACACAGTTAGAATTATCTCTAGACCAAAACTTAACACAAATTCTTAATTTTTATAATCTTGCTGATGGTTCTATCAGCAATTATGTTCCTAAAACATATGCAAATGATGGCTATCTTACTGCACTTCCATTAAGTGGAGATGTTGATACAATTAGTGATGGAGACAATATTACATTTGAAAATATTGGTAACACAAGTGATGACGTTTGGCATGATTTGTTGGAGGATAATAGTTTTTATGTTGGCAATAAAAGTGGTAATGATTTTAAAATTTATACAAATCAGGCAAGAACACAACTAGCAGCTATTCCTTACTGGAGGGCAAGTAATGCAGAAATTACTGCAACAGTAGTCAATGATGTTGTTATAACATATGATCCATCAGGCACAACTCCTAATAATAATAGAAATTTTTATTATGGCTTTGAAGAAAATATGCCTATCACCATTGATGACTTTGATGGCACACTGGAGCAACTAAATGGTGAAGAGTATTATATACAAAATTTAGATACAAACGCTAATACATTTAACATCAGCAGTGACCAAGCAGGCACTGATATACTTAGTTTTGCACCAACAGAAACAAATGTAAGTTTAGACAGAATAACACTAAACAGTGATGATACAATGACGTTTAGTATGCCAAGCAGAACAGTAAAATTACCTGATGATACAGAAATAACATTTGATAATTCAAGTCTTCCAGAAACAGGTATTGAACAAGTTCAATCCAGTAATATTGGTGCAGAATTGATTGAATGGGTAAGTGACACTAGATTGGCTGTTTTATTTGCAAACAATTTAAAATTTTATGATTATGATCAAGATGCAAGAACTATAACTGAAGATACTAATTATAACTTTACAACTACTGGTGCTAATGTTATGCGTATTAGTAAAGATAAAAAAACAATTGTATGTTATGAATCAGCTTTATACAGTCTTCAAGATACTATATACATTATTACTAACACCACTGGATCTACCTGGACAACTGACACACAAACTATTACCTCAGATATCAGTGATTTTGAAGGCTTTAGATCCATTTCAGG